CCTCCGGCCTTACGGCATCTGTGTTGGCTACGAATAAGGAAACTGTCAAATGAACTACACCTTCCCTGAGATCCGTACGATCGATGACGTGCTCCCTCACATCAAGGACCGTCCTGAATTTATTGTTGCTGAGCGTGAGTTTGGCACGGTGATCAACTATGTTGTGGCAATGGCTAATACCTTTGATATCACGGGCCCTGACGACATCGGAGGTGCTATTCGCCGTGAGTGTCGTGGATTGATATTCGATAAAGAAGGTCGCGTCATGTCGCGCCCATTCCACAAGTTCTTCAACGTTAATGAGCGTGAAGAAACACAGACTCGCATAATCGACATGACACAACCTCATGTGATCATGGAAAAGATGGACGGTTCGATGATCCGTCCTGTCCGTATGAATGGAGCGGTTCGTCTTGCAACAAAGATGGGTGTTACCGATATTGCAATCGAAGCTGAGAAACTGTTGAATGAAGATCAGTATGACTGGCTTGACCAGACTATGCTTTCTAACGTCACTCCGATTTTCGAGTACATTGCTCCGACCAACAAAATTGTAATCGAGTATTCTGAACCTCGTTTGGTTCTTCTGGCTGCGCGGAACAATTTCACTGGCACCTACTTTATGCCCTTGACCAATCTATTCGAGATTGTTCCTCAGTATGGTTCTATCGACAGCGGACTTGACGACTACATCATTCGAGCTCGCCGACAAACCGGTCGAGAAGGGGACATCATTCGGTTTGCTGATGGGCATATGCTCAAAATCAAGAACGATTGGTACGTCCGAATCCACAAGACCAAAGACTTGATCCGCACTGAGCGGAACATCGCCGACATCATCGTCAACGAACAATTGGACGACGTACTACCTCTTCTCGATGCAACGGACACCAAAACGGTTCGTGATTATGAGGTGCGTTTCGACGCTGCTCTTGAAAATGTGCTCGGCCGTCTGGAAGGTCTTGTAATGATCGCTCGTACTGTATACAACGGTAACAAGAAAGAGGTTGCCATCAACTTCGTTCCGAATCTGATCAACAAAGAAGATTCGTCGTTCATCTTCTCTGCTCTTGACGGGAAAGAGCTTCGCCCTCTGCTGATCAACAAGATTAAGAGTGCTGTAGGCAACGGACCGAAGTATGAGGCGTTGATGGATTGGATGGAGGCATAAAATGGCCGTAGAATACGCAGAAGCCAGCGTGATCGATTTGATTAACACGACCGAATTTCTACACCATATCAAACCCTCGCTGAGGGATAAGTTTGTGTTCGGCATCGAAAAGGCCAAACCAAACGGTTTCAATGTAGTATTTCACTTGGTCGATCGAGTAGTCAAAGAAGGCAGCGATCAAAGAGAGAAAACAACCTTCATGCTATCGGCTCAATACATACTCGATCATGAATACTGGAAAGAAAAGCAGCCAGAATAGAGAGGGTGTATTATGGCATACCAACGATTTGGGGACGACAGCGATCTATACATATGGTCCAGTGTCGATGGATCCTTGAATATATGGACAACACACAAACCATCAACAGACACTATATCTGTTGATGCGGGGGCTGTGTATATCAAGTACGATCAGAAGAATCTTACCGAAGCAACTACACTGTTTCGAGCTCTATATGATCATCTGCTTAGTCACGGAGCTATTATCGAGATCAACAAAAAAGCTAAAGAGCTAAAGATCAGAAAGGTCAAATAAATGCACGAATTTGAAGCAATTTTGGTAGTGATTGCTGTAATTTTACTAGCTGTGTTTTGCGGTGGAATGTGGTACGGTAAGACTACCGTCCGTGGGGAGGCAGTGACTAAGGGATATGCTCTATACTGTCCAAACAGCGGTGACTTTGCGTGGATGAATGAATGTGGGAGTGTGAAAAATGATTAAGTATGCAGTGCTCGTATCAGTATTGTTTCTTGCTGCTTGTTACGAGCCGACGCCCGAGCAACAACAAAAGTTGAAGCAATCTCTTCCAGAGGGCTGCACAGTAATCGAGGTCGGTCAATATGGATCGATTGACAGTCTGATTATCATCGAGTGTGAGGGACGGAGGGTCACGGCTTCATACACTTATATGCATCAGCAGAACGGTAAGACGTCAGAAACAGACCGTTCTGCTGTGTATGTAATTCAATAAAAGGTTGACTGTCTTTCTGAGTTGAGGTAGTGTCGTAACGAATTGATACGAGGTTTATAATATGTTTGAAGATCCGTTAATCCGTTACAACCATCCAGGCGATAAAAATACGTGGTTCGTCCAACGGAAGGAAGATGATGTGCCCTCGCGGGCTGTCAACATTGAAGACTACGATCCGGAATCGATAGAGCCTGATGCTGGCCGTCGTTGTGATCAATGTCGTCACGCCAAGCTCAAGCAGTATGGCTATTCGTCCTACACGGTGGAAGGAACCACGTTCTTCTGCGTTCTCGAGCGCCATCCCGATCGGTCTTTCGACCGTTGGTACGGGGAGGATAAACGTCTCAAGTTCGCAAATAAGTGCGACCACTTCCGTGAAGGCACACCGATCAAGATCGGGGTTGATGGAGACCTCATGCGATGAGCTCGTACGATATTGCCGAGGAAATAGCTGACATGACTGTCCGAATGGAGTCCGGCGATTGGCCGACAGAGAACGAGAACTATCAGTTGCTACTTCTGGCTATGATGGAAATTCGAAGACTTAGCCACCGAGTGAGGGTACTGGAAGATATCAACAAAGGGATCGAAATGTGATGAAAGTACGCGAGCTTGAAAACCAACTTTGGTTCGGTGATGTGATCGTCGCACGGATCGATACCAATATCATCACGGGCGAGCCTATGAAGGAGATCGGCTTCGTCGAGACGATTGTGACATGGGTTCGTAACGAATCGCGCGACGGACCTCGTGATGTACACGATCCAAACGACTTCGATGTCATTCTAATGGATGACAACGGAGAGGTGTCACACATACGTGACATTAGGTCATTAGACGATTGGGAATACTCACACTGCGCCTTCAATCGTGGCGCTTGGCAGGAGGAACGCTGATATGGTAGGAATTGGCTTTGCAATTCTGTTCGCCGGCTTCATGATCGCAGACGCTATCATGTTTGTGAACGGGTATCGTGGATACCTGTTCGGGGCGACAACCGATCAAGAGAAAAAAGTCAGATGTAAATGGTTCGCCGATCGAGGCATTGAATGGGACGGAAAGCAATGAAATCTGTACTACTGGAAATGATGCAAAACTCAGCAGACAATGGCCAGCCCGTATGGATTGGGAGCCTGGTTCTGTGGCGGATGAGATTCTTGCTTACGTCGACGATTTTGAAGAAGATGACTATAATGCGATGGTGGCCGCCATTACCGAAATCCAAGGAGAACGAAAGAATGCGTAAACTAGCTTCTATTCGGCGCATTGCCGACATTCAACCAATCGAAGGTGCTGATGCCATTGAAGTGGCAACTATTGACGGCTGGAAAGTCGTCGTCAAGCGTGGTGAATTTTCTGTTGGCGATCTCGCGTTATACGTTGAAATCGATAGTTGGGTGCCACATGAGCTTGCACCGTTTCTCTCGAAGGGTCATGACCCGCGCGAATATAATGGTGTGAAAGGTGAACGTCTGCGGACGATCAAACTTCGCGGCCAAGTGTCTCAGGGGCTGCTGTTGAAGCTGAATAACTTGAACTTTGCAGTAGAAACCAAATCCATCGGGCCCGACTCGTCCGCGGTGCTACGGATTGAAAAACTCGATCATGAAGGTGCAGACCTGACTGAAATCCTTGGCATCCAAAAGTGGGAAGCGCCTATTCCTGCTCAGCTTCAAGGTCAAGCTGCTGGTACATTCCCAACTTCGCTGATCCCGAAGACCGATCAAGAGCGTATTCAAAACTGTTTCGGTGAAATCCAAAAGCGAGCCAAGCGGTTTGCTACAGAGAAGGTCTGGAATGCAGAGACGCAAACTCTTGAAGAGCATCCTGTTATTCTGCCGGCTGACTTCCAAGAACCGACTTACGAAGTCACGATGAAGCTGGATGGCTCGAGCTGCACCATTTTCCGTTGGGAAGGCGAGCTCCGTGTTTGCAGCCGGAACCTCGAATTGAAGATCAACGAAGAGAATGCCGACAATACGTTTGTTGCTATGGCACTCAAATACGCCGACAGCATTATAGACGGACATGCCTTCCAAGGTGAAGTGATGGGCCCTGGTATTCAGGGAAACCGTGAAGGTTTCAAGGAGCATCGCTTCTTTGTGTTTGATATCTTTAACATTCAGAAGCATGAATACTTGTCGCCATTTGATCGCCGAGAACTGCTGCAAGATTTGCGGGTAATCAGTGCAACTGCTGGTTCGCATCACCACGAACCTTCGTTCGACGTTCCAGAGCACGTTCCTGTTCTCGGGACCGATTGGAAAGCGCCTGAGTCGGTTGAAGCTGGTCTTGCTCTCGCCGAAGGTCCGAGTATCAACCACAAGGTCCGCGAAGGTCTTGTGTGGAAGGGCAACGAAGACCCGAGCTTTAGCTTCAAAACGATTAGCAACGCGTTTCTCTTGAAAGGTGGAGATTGATGTCACTTTACCGTGAATACCAAGATAATCCGCGGAAAGCCCTTGAGGTCTTGTTTGATCTCAAGGGCAACAATTACTCGTATCACGGAAAAGGCCGTGCTCTGTTTTTGTGGCGAGGGTACAAAGGTAAAGACGGTGTAAATTACGGTTCTTACCACTATGTGTATGAAAATGAGCTGAAAGACCGCAAATATGATGTTGAGTGGCTTGATTATACGCCAGGTATTCGATATACTGATGTGGTTTTTAATCCACAAACTAGAAAGTGCGAACCGGTATGATGGCTACTGACATTCGAGGAAATGAGATCGGTGTAGGTGATACAGTTGCCTGCCTTCCTCACAACAACTTCAATATGATATTCGTCGCAGAGGTTGTTGAAATGCACGCCCTTACGGCGACTGTGAAGTATCGCTATCCTGATGGTATTTTTGATGGTCGGGAAGAGACGTCGACTGCTCATTACGATGATATGGTTGTCATCGAGACAAGGCAGTGGCCTGATGTTTGCCACGAAACCCATAGATCGATCCGATCATCTGACGCTTCAACTTTTGATGTGATTTGTGACGACTGTGGTGCAACTGACCGTGCAAGTGGTGGTTGGGGCAAGTTAAAACAACCATGTAAGGGGACCATACAATGAGTAAAACAGTTGACCTTCAAGAAGTATACACTACACTCGAGGACCATGCTTTTGGAGACGGTGTTCCTGGGGTAGCTGAATGGATCCGAGATCACCTGAACAAAGAGTACGTGGTGCAATTGAAATACGACCCTGAGTTGGATGAGTTGAAATGAATTGGCAGGATCTTCCGAGTGGTGATATCCGACGCCTTGTGGCATGGGTATGTAACCAAGATAAGTCGACAGCGTTCCCCTCGTTTGAACGGTTCAAAGAGATTGTGAAAACAGAGGAAAAATCCCTGTTCTATGAATGTCAGCACGTGCACGCCATGTACATCGGCAAGTGGGCTGGTTGGTGGGAATTATCGTGGGATGTATTTGATCATGAGTGTGACTTATATCCCATCAAGCTGGTAGTTGTTTCTATCAGCGATATGGAGTACAATACGTTCGCGCCGCTGCTTGCTGAGCTGGAGTTGTTCAAATCTTCAAGTGAAGCAAAGAAAAACGGGTGGAATAAGCCAATTGAAAAGGGTGACTTCTTCTTCAAGAAGAAGACCTATATCTTGAGAATCGTCGAACGAGACTGGATATGATAAATACTCCGTAACAGCACGGAGAGTACCATGACATCGATACATGAGTATTTTTGGAGGGTCGGTATCGCTCTCTCCATACTGATCAATGTATTACTCGGTGGATATAGTAATCAAACGTTTTCAGCCAGAAACTATGCGTGGAAGAGAAGGGGTCAGCCAAATATCGTTTGGCTGATCGATTTGTTGTTCAACGATGACAAACATTGCTTACAGAGTTGGACATATTGGATACTGAGAAAGGATATCGACAGATGATTACAATATACGGCCACCAGCGATGTGGATGGTGTATCAAAGCTAAGAAACTCGCAGAGCAATACCATCTAAAATACGAGTGGAAAGATACAGACAAGGATGAAAATCTAAACGATCTGAAAATCAAGTTTCCCAATGTGAAAACGGTGCCACAAATTTGGTGGGACGATCGTCATATCGGTGGTTATGAGCAATTTACATTAGAAATTGAAAACACCATCGGTAATTATGGCCAGGACCGGTTTTGATCCCAATGATTGGATGAGTACAAGCACTCCTGCACCGTATGAGGAGACTCTGATTGAGACGATGTGGGAATACCGCGTCTCTCTAGCGGAAGCGATTTACATGGAGCTTCAAGGATACAATGTCGACACGTCTAATGTGTACGACGTTGTTGACTTTTTGGAAGAAAGGCTTGAGAATCTCGATAAGGTCCAGTACTACATGCAAGTGTATACTGGACAGCAGCCTGATGTTATATTGAGGAGAGTTGACGATGGAAGAAGACCTGGAGCAGAAGATTGAGTATTATCGCGAACGGGCGAAAGACGAATCTGCAAAAATCGAGCTATCATACCTCGACGCTGGATATCTAAAGCAACTGTTGGATACAGCCACACCAGGTCCGTGGCATTGGGTTGTTCACGACTATTCCATGGCAACGATGCAAGGTCCTGCCGAAGAGTATGATCATGTATGCAGTGTGTCGCCTTGTACCGCGTGTCAAGACAGGGCAAAACAAAACGACCCGGAATGGAAATGGGGCCGGTGCACGGCTCCCACGGAGGCGAATGCCAATCTAATGGTCATCGCTCCAACTCTTGCGAAACAATACCTTCAACTGTTGGAGCAAGTGGAACAATCAAGAAAATATCCAATCGTTCACGAAAGCCATCTTTATCAGTATGGTGAAGACGTGTACGTGTGGTTTGACGAGGTAGGTCTTGTTGGTGGTGCTGCAAATACCATCGAACAAGCCAGACAAGAGCAACAGGCACATATTAAAGCAATGGGATAGGTCACTGTGTACGTTCCGATCGTTAAAATCGAAGGTCTGAAAGTATTCTTCGAAGACGGGGAAGTGATCAAAAAGGACCCGAATAATATATGGATGTACGAAGGGTTTTTACATTCGCAATTGACTCCATGGGAAAATCGCATTCGATTCATCGATGAGAACGGAAGGATGATTCTGGTGTTCACTCCATTTTGACCTAAATACCTCTACAGCAAACGTAGAGGTGTATGTGTTGGTAGTATGTGGAATCGACTATAGTTTAACAAGTCCGGCCATTGCGGTGCATAGTGGAGCGACATGGAGTCCGTCTAATTGTGTGTTCTATTACATGGCTCATAAGGCAAAGCGACTGGTCATCACAGATCAGTTTAAAGGCACGATGTATCCGAAGTATGATAGTGACACACATCGCTACGACAACCTCGCTAATTGGTCTCAAAGCATACTATCCAGTTCGGGCGTTCAGTCCGCTTTCCTGGAGGGATACGCTTTTGGAGCAGTCGGAAGAGTGTTTCAAATTGCTGAAAACGCTGGCTTGTTGAAATATAATATGTGGAAAAACGACATTCCGTTTTCTGTTTTTGCTCCATCGGAGATCAAAAAACATGCAACAGGAAAAGGCAACGCTACTAAGGAAATGCTATGTGACGCATTTATGGAAGAGACTTCTATCGACGTGCGAGATATTCTCGACATCACCAACAAAAACGACTGGAACCCGTTGTCTGACATCGTAGACTCGTATTATATTGCAAAGCTAGGCTTCATGAAGGAGAGTGAAAGTGCGAATCACCCGTAAAAGCGTAATCAGTGGTATTGAACGTACACGAGATATCCCTGTCAACCCTGAGGATTACATCACATGGGAAAAGGGATATTGTAACATGCAAGATGCGATGCCCTACTTGACCGACAACGACCGTGAATTTATTCTGTCGGGCATTGTTCCTGGCGAGTGGGGAAATCTAAGCGCCCTTTGTGACCACGAATAAACGCAGTCACGCACTTTGATAAATATAGACGGTTGACTACAACCCTCTATTCGATTGGGGTGCGTGACTGATAACCCCTCATGAACCAACGACAGCATTCTCATATAATGTTTGCCACAACGCAGACAAACTATCCTTAGCGTCAGGTTCGTATTTTACCATCACACCATAGCACTCCTTTAGCATAGAGTATGTAAATCTACGCAAAGGAATCACATGAACAGTAAAACAAAACCGCCGAGACAAAGGGTTTTCTTAGAGAACCCATACGATCTCGAAACTTTATTTGAATCGCTTAGTATTTCAACAGACCATGAAAAGGAGCTGTTGTTTATGGATAGGCTGATTGCAAACCTCCGTCTTAATCCTACTGCTGAGTTGTCGGATTTGTGCTACGACATCCTCCGACAAATGAACATACTGAAACTTGAAAAGTAAACAGACAAGGAGTCTATACAATGGGTAAAAAATCTTCGGGCAAAACGTACACATCGAAGGGCGAGCACCGTAACGTTAGCCGTGGAACGTTGAGCGCTATGAAACGCGCGCGCGACCCGTCGGAAAAGGTCATCAACATCCAGCGTGCTTGGCTGGAAGGTCGAAATCCTTGGGTGACTATCAGCAACCCGAACAAAGAGCAGACCAACAAACGCTTCATCCGCGTGAAAGCCAATGAGCTTTGGGGTAATCCGAAAGAGCGTCACAAGAAAATGTATATGATGACCGGAGCCTAATATATGAGTGCCCTTGTGAAAGGGAAGATATCGGATACTAACCTTTCACGTAATGCGAAAGGTGGCACGGAGCAGATGAGAGATCGTCTGCTCCGTAACGTACGTCCGGATCTTCTCGAGAAAGTAACAATCCACCTTTCCCGCGTTCGCCCTGAAAACATCGTAGACGGTATCCCTAACATCTTTTGGGCCCACGATCTTGCAAACGACCCTGAAAGCAAAATCCTAGCCGATGGTGGCTACCGTAAATTTGCTAAGATTGTATTCGTGTCGTACTGGCAACGGGACCAGTACATGCTGATGTACGGTATTCCTCACTCACATTGCACTGTCATCGAGAATGCGATTGAGAAGAACTTCACTCCCCACGAACGGAGTGTTGACACGGTAAATTTCATCTACCACACAACTCCACATAGAGGGCTACACCTACTGTATCCCGTATTTGACGCATTGTGTAAACGTTATGACAACCTTCATCTTGACGTGTTCTCGTCCTTCGAAGTGTATGGTTGGAAAGAGCGCGATAAACCTTATGAAAAATTATTCGACTTGTTGAAAAAGCACCCAAACATTACGTATCACGGGGCTCGGCCCAATGCTGAGGTTCTAGATGCGCTGGATAAAGCACACATCTTTTTATACCCGTGCATCTGGCAGGAAACATCTTGTATCGCTATGATTGAGGCTATTCGATCAGATGTCCTCGTAATACACCCCAATCTTGCCGCTCTACCGGAAACGGCATCGGAGTGCACACATATGTATGACTTCACAGAAAATGTGCAAGATCATATGAATCGTGCGTACCAAGCTACACACAAGATATTAGATGACCCAGTGTTCATCAACGATTATGTGAATAAGTCGCTGCGTGTGCTGCATCGAAATTCCATCACAACATTTACTGACAATTGGAATCGCTTGTTAGAGCAAGTAACCCGTTGAAAAATGTGAACAGTTGGAGTACAATTGTTCAATTAGTACATTTATATGAGGTATCAAACTTTGGCAATTCTAATTGATTTCAATCAGGTGATGATCGCATCGCTATTCATGAGCATCGGCAACCACACGAATGTGGATGTGGATGAAAATGTAGTACGGCATATGTTTCTCAACTCTATCCGAGCAAATCGTCGAAAGTTCTCAGGCGAATATGGAGAGATTGTGATTTGCGCTGACGGGAAGAGCTCTTGGCGAAAAAATGTGTTTCCTTATTACAAATCGGGACGCAAGAAAAGCAGGGAAGAGTCTGAGCTGGACTGGACAGAGCTGTTCAGAATCATGAACGTGATCCGTGAAGAACTTCATACCTTCTTTCCATACAAGGTGCTTCACTTCGATCAGCTTGAAGCAGACGATATCATCGGTACTGTGTGCCAACAATACGGTACTGTTTTGGAGAACGGCGCTGAAAAGTTTTTGATCCTATCAGGTGACAAGGACTATATACAGCTTCACAGGTACGCTAACGTCAAGCAGTATAGCCCAACCATGAAGAAATGGATCGAAAACTCCAATCCTGATAAATATCTATCAGAACACATTCTCAGAGGAGACAGTGGCGATGGCATCCCCAACATACTGTCGCCGGACAACTGTTTTGCTGTAGGTGAACGACAGAAGCCAATGACATCCAAACGTATTGCAGAGTTTACATCGAATCCTGATGCTATGGATGAAACCACAAAGAGCCGTTTTGCCCGCAACAAGACTCTTATCGACTTGTCCATGATACCCGAAGATTATAAGCGTCAAGTAATCAGCGAGTATGAGAAGGAAAAAAACGTTCGTCGTTCGGGGCTAATGGAGTTCTTCATGTCTTGTGGCCTCAAGCACTTGATGGCAGATTTACAGGATTTCTAAACACATGACGTTGACGCGAAAGGAAATTCGGGAATTAAGTGTTGCTGTCAGCAATTACCAAACCCTGTGGGACGAGTGGTGTGCT